ATGAAACTATTCAACAAAACATCTAAAACCAAAAAGGAGAAAACAATGAAAACAGTAACCATCAACAAAATCAAATACGAAGCGATGAAGATAACGCTCATCATCGTATCAATCGTAACATTCGCCGCTGTCTGTACCGGTATCGGCTATCACTACGGCAAACAGCATACTGTCCAGCGTAACGCTGAAGTAATAAGCCTCGCGAAGCAGCTGTCAAAATCAAACCAGTAGGTAAACCAGCCGCACCTACTGGCAAGCCAAAGGCTGACCCACCACCACAACCACCGCAGAAACCGCAAAATACGCCAATTCCAGCGACAAAGACTGTGGTAATACCATCTGCGCCGCCAAAACCAGCTGTACCAGCGGGCTGCGAATTGGTTCGACAAGAGCTGGTTAAATATCCAGGTTGGAACACTAACTTGATGATGGCTATCGCCAGAGCTGAAAATAGAAGCTGCAACCCACTGAATCACAACCTAACCAATACCGAAAATCACAGAGTGTGTATCGGCAGTTACGGTGTTCTGCAGGTTGGCTGCGTACATTTTCGTCCTGACGAAAACAGAAACGATACAGCGACTGTTGTAAAAGTTGCATATCGAGTTTGGCAAAGTCAAGGATATACAGCTTGGACTAACTACCGAAACGGTGCGTATAAGGAGTTTTTACGATGAATAGTAAAACAACGAGCCTGTTAGATAGTTTTGAGTTGAAATATGAACGGCTAAAAAGCGAGGATTATCTAGCAAGGCGGGCTAGCAACTGGCGCGCTCGTATGAAGCGGCGCAAGCAAAGAAAGGAGAGAGTGCGTGTACATAAGAGCAACACATAAGAAGTTCGACATAAATGACATACGGTCCACCGCGTCTTGTCCTGAATGCCAGTCAAAACACCTTATGCTTTCCCGGGGGAGGCTATCCTGCCGTAATTGCGGCGCAGAGATTGGCAGAATTGGGAAAACCAACAAGTACGGTGCTAAGCGTACTGAAATGAACGGTAAGATATACGATTCAAAGTTTGAAGCGCAAGTGGCCGCAGACCTAGAGGTTGAGAAAAAACTTGGCCAGATAAAGGACTACGACACGCAATATCGAATTGAAGGTTGGGTGTACGACGAAAACGGTAATAAAGCATTCCCCTACCGGCATAAAGTAGACTTCAGAATCCACAACTTGGATGGCTCATTTACTCTACGGGAAGCTAAGGGCGTGGAAACCGACGACTACAAGTGGCGGCGGAAGATACTAGAGAATGTTTGGCTGCCTGCTCATCCCGATTATACGTACGAGGTAGTCTATCAAAAACGTAATAAGCGAAGATATAAAACTTCGCAACGATGACAACTAATAATCTGGTGCCCGATTTTACGCTGGTTTTCCTGTTTAACAGCGCAGATGGGTTAAATGGCTAGTTCCATTCTCTAAACTAAAATCTAGCAGCAGCCAGAGTCCACCCTAGGAGGTAGAATGAAGCTAATCGTGACGGTTGATTGTAAGGATAGAGAAATATCACGGTATATTGATTCAGACACCGTAAAAGAGAATATGATGACAGAAGTCTGGAAAGGTATCCAAAAGCAGTTAGAAGAAAAAGGCTATAAGATAATCACTCTTTCGGTAGAGGAGTATAAGGAGAAGTAAGTTATGAAAAAACCAGTAGCTGAAGTGAATATCAAAATATTTAAAAAAGGCAGGAAATACTGTGGTGAAACCAAAATTGGTATGAATTCTGACAATCCAGAGTTAGTTTTAGCTATTTTAAAAGCTCTTGATGACATATCAGCTAGATTTGCTAAAGACAGCGCAAAGGAACTAGCGAAAGATATTTTGAGAAATATTTTAGAAGACGAGGATCTAGAGGAGCTTTTTAAAGAAGATGAAACGTTATAGGCTGCGTAAAGATACGCCAACCATCAAAGCTGGCACAATCTTTGAAGAAGTAGTTAGTGATTTTGATGGAGCGAAAGAGCTAGCGCGAATTACACCAGTCGGAGCCAAAACTAATCCACAATGGACGATTCGGGATATTGATAATTTTGATGAGTGGTTTGAGGAAGTCAAAGAGCCGACAGACAGTATTCACTGGAAACCTAGAATTGGCGGTAGATGTTTTATTCTTGCGAACGCCAACATAAGACTAACATCTTATACCGGAATGCTACGTGATTACAATGCTTGGCGTACTGGCAAAGTATTTCGCACCGAAGAAGAGTGCGAAAAAGCCCTCGACCGTGAACTAGCCGAGGTTAGACTACGCCGAACCTCAACGTTTAAGCCAGACTTTGAGAATGACAATGGCGGGTGGATTGTTGTCTATAACTACCGACACCACGAAATGTCCGCGCAACATGTTAATTTCGAAGACGCTGGTGAACCTGTGCGCTATGAGACCAAGGAAGAAGCCGAAAGGTCTATCGAAGAAAACCGAGAAGACTGGTTGATTTACTTTGGGATTGAGGAGGAAGACTAATGTCGGTGATAACAATAGCCTCTTGGATTGGCGTAGTAACACTTGGAGCTTTCGCTATTTTAGTGTTAGTAGCGACCGTTATATTGGTTGTGACTATCATAAGAGCAATAATCGAAACGTAAACACCATTGACCAATGACCTACCATACGTCAAAAAAACTGGGCGAACATTAACATTTCAACCGTATAACTGGATAGATAATCGTAGCTTAGATGGTAAAGCCGCGCTGCAGCACGTGTACGTACGCAAAGGTGGTTCAAGCCCACCCGATTGTCTATTCAACTGATAGCACCAACGCACCTTAAAGGGTTTGTCTATGTACTCGAAAAACCTAAAAATAACTATATTTTGGTGCTATCAACTGACAACATCAAATACTGGTGTCGTAGAAGTAACTACGATAGGTGTCGATAGCCTTGGTGTTGTCAACTGGCTATATAAGTGGTGAGCTGGTAATTACCGGCCGCTCATCGCAGTAAGTGCTCTTAAGGTATTAGCTGGTAACGGGCAGATGTTAGCTAAGTCCCGTGTGAGTTTTACTCAGCCCCTTATATAGCCAACCAGTTATGCGGTTGAATATGTTAACTATAAATAAGCGAGAATAAGAAATGGATAAAAACAAGAACTTTGCTGAAGAAGAGAAGATTTACGATAGTGTGTATAGTATTTTGTTTGGTGCATTTTACGACGTATCTCATAAGAAGTTAGACAGAATTACACGTAATATTACAAAAGTATTCTTGCGCTATTTAGCAAATAAACGCTAATAGGATATGTAAACAGCATACATGTACTTTACATATATTTAACATAAGAACACGACTAAACTACACGAAATCGTGTAAATAAGGAAAATATGAACATAATACATTACGATTTGTTTGCAGGCATCGGCGGTTTTTCGTTAGCGCTAGAGGAGGTATTCAATGAAGCAAAAATCAACCATATATTCTGCGAATGGGCAGAGTTTCCAGCCGCAGTTCTCAAAAAGCACTGGCCAGACGGAACATTCTATGGCGACATCGCCGACCTTATTGCCGACACCAACAGCAAGAGACACAAGAGTAGTTTCACCGAACCAGAAACCGAGAGACGATCTAACTTGTGTAGTGGAGCTGGGGGCGACAAAAACGAAACGCTCACTATTCTCACAGGAGGCTTCCCTTGTCAGCCATTCAGTCATGCAGGACGAAGAAAAGGCACGGCAGATGACCGCTACCAGTGGCCAAACATGTTTGAAGTCATTAAAAATGTCAAGCCAGACTGGGTCGTCGCTGAAAATGTGCGCGGCCTCGCTACTTGGAACGATGGCATGGTACTCGAGCAAGTGTGCACTGACCTGGAAGACCAAAACTACGAAGTCCAACCGTTTATTATTCCAGCTTGCGCCGTCAATGCCCCGCACCGGCGAGACAGGGTCTGGATTATTGCCCACCGTGCAAACTCAAGGGTTAAAGGTTTGCAAAAACGGGAAATCAATCCCGATGATGCTGCCGACGCCAGATGCATCGGACGGAAGAAGAGGTCCAGCGAAGATATACAACCCGAGAGCAAAAAGCCAGAGCGGCAGAACAGTTACTACTCTGGTTGGGAGCGGGACTGGCGAGAAGTTGCGGCTTCAACCTGCAATGCCCGAATGGATGATGGGCTTTCCAGAGAAGTGGACGGAATTTCCTACAGCTTCGCCAAATGGAGAAACGAATCGATCAAAGCCTACGGCAACGCAATAGTGCCGCAGGTGGCGATGGAGATTTTTAGAGCCATTAAGGAAACGGCAAATGTCAACTAAACCCCTAATTTTGTGGACGTAGAGAAAGGAGACGTCAATGATTTACGAAGTCAAAGTTCGAGTAGTGCAGGAGGGCACTGTCTTTGTTGAAGCTAAAACTCAAGCTGAAGCCGAAAAGGCTGCCACGAGTGATAGCGTTGTCTCAAAGGCTGATTTTCCAGATGTTATTGAGTATTATGCTGATGAAATCTATAACGGTGAGTGCACCGTTGATAAATCAGAGATTGAAATTATCAAGGCGGAGGACGTGCTATGACAAAACTAAAACTCAATGACGTTGTGCAGTTCAATGAAAACCACAAATGGTGTGGTGCTTTGGGAATTGTAAATGAGCTCAAAGAACTCGAGAATGACACAAAGTATCTGATTGGTGTACCGGTTCCAGAAGCAGCCAGCGTTAGCACTGCCTGTATTTTTGTTATGGCAAGCGAGATGGCATTAGAGCGAATTGGTGTAGCAGAGTTAGGAGTTGACGCATGCGAGAGTTAAAATTCCGAGCCTGGGATAACCTAGAAAAAAGAATGCGCAAAGTCGTATCCTTACACTGGCAAGGCGACAAGCTTGTATCAGCAAAGCTTGAGGGCGATAGCGAGCCGATTCCGATTGAGGGACGGTTAGAAATTGAGCAGTACGCAGAACCTATCCTTGCTGACAGGTTAATATGCGAGAACGATATCGTAGTAGACAATCTAAGTCTAAACGCCCATCGAGGCGAAATAGCCTACCTCGTCACTTTGGAAGCTGGGGCGTTTTGGTATAAACCGTTGAGGCGTCTGAAAGGTAGTGGCGGTTTTTCTCGTGATAGCAAACTGGTTGCTTATGAGCATATACATTATAAAACTATTGGCAATGTTCACGAAAACCCTGAATTATTGGAGGAGAAATGAGAATCTATAGTGTAGGGCGCGAAGAGTTAGACGATGACGATTTACAATATCTGGATAAAGAAGCTTACGAATATCTTATCTACAGCTATGAAGCGGCCTATTATGGTGGGAGTGGTGCAGCAGTTCTTAAAGATAACAATGGTAAGTTTATACTGATAAATTTAGGACATTGTAGCTGTTTTGGTCCTCTAGAAGAGCGTGCTCTAAAATGCATCTATTCGCGAGACGAAATAACCAAACTACTAGACAAGCGCTGCAAAGATAAATATGACGAGGAGTACATCAAAAGCGTTACTAAAAAGTTTAAAGAAATAGAAGGGCTAAACTAATGTACATTCCAGAGACTATATTCACCCAATCAGTAGCGAGGTCTGTATTAAGGAGGTTCGTGAAAGATGTTGTTGCTTTTGATGAAAAGCCACATTCTGCTCGTGCTAAATTAGAATGTGTAGATCGGTATTGCGACCTATTGGATTTCTTAGTTCAGGAGGAGCGATTAAAGGCTGTTGCGTTAGAACTGTCGATTATTCTTGACGAAAACACGGATAATAAGCACCTTCGTAAAGCGTTGGAAGATAGAATAATACGCACCAGCGCCTCCCTCAAGATTTTATATGAAAAGCATAGCGCATTAGAGAGAGGGCGTAGGAATAATTAAAACGAGCAATATGTGCCGCAAGGATAAAAGGTAGTTTTTGTGAAAGAAGTTGAAAATAATGGATAGACGCGAATTCTTTACTCTTAGACTATTAGTCTACTCTGTGGCTATGACGATAGTAGGGCTGTTCTTACGATATTCTGATATTGGAGTAGCTTTAATGACGTTTGCTGCATTTTTATGTTTTTGGAGCGGGTCAACAGTGTTTAGAGAGTATAGCGACAATCTAATAGAAGAACGATGGAAAATATTCAAACCTGGTATATTGGAGGTAATATTGATCGTATTGTTTATTGGTTGGTTTGCCTTTATAAGCAGCCTACATCTTGAACATAAACACCCAGAACAAATAGAGCAAGAAGCTCAGAACCGCTGCGAACAACTGTACGGGCCTGGAGCTGGAACGTTTGCAAAGCGTGAATACAGAAGCGGTACATATCGCTATTGTTACGACGCTAAAGGTGACGTAAAAGTGTTTCATTAATAAATGATAATAAAGAGGCTAAATATGAGTACTAAAATATCCGACCAAGACCAAAAATGGCTAGACGAAATAAATAAACTGTCAGAAGAAGGTATTTCGATAGCAAAACGTTCAAGTATGGAGTCTGCTGAGTATGTAGACCTATTACTGAGCAACTTTGATGATAAGAGTTACTGTCAAATGGTAATCGACCAGCATGCGGTAGAAGCAGCTATCGGACAATACTTTGCTGACGTTATTGCTCCTCTCTTTTTCGATATGCAAAAGGTGCTACGGAAGAAAACTAAGATGAGTAAGAATAACGCCGAAACATGTGCCAGAATACATGTAGGACGATTTATTCGCAATATTACTAAGGAGTTGAATAAGAGAAATGGCGAAGAATGAGTCAAAACCATCCATCCAGTGCGACAAGTGCCATAAGCGGGCTAATCGTAGATTTATCTGGTTTAGTGCCAGATGAAATAGACAAGACGCAGTCTAGAATTAAAGCGATAATTGACGAGTTTATAAATGAACCTCTCCGCAATAAGACAGGCTACAAAAAATAAAATTGCCGAAGCTAGAGCTCGTAAAAAACAGCGTTGCATTAAATACAACGACACCTGTGAGCATGACTGGCAGAGATTTAAGCAGACTATTAAGCCGGAGCGAACCGCTGAACAAATTAAGCAAAGCATGGGCTATAAAGGTGAGCGTGCTTATTTCATCGTAGCCGCTTGCATGAAGTGCCATAAGAAGCGGTGTATTGAGTTGGTGGTTGAGCGGTAGTAAAAATAACCACCCGAGAGTGGTTATTTTTCTCGCTAGTATCCAAACTAACAGATTTTTGAAAACGCGGTCCGAAATATAGACAGGATGCTCGTTTTTGTGTATTATGAAAAATACAGCACCCCCAGCTGGTATTTTTAATGATACTAGGGGGTATTTTCTTTTGGCTGAGCAAAATGGAAAACATGCAGGCGGACGACCTCTGAAATTTGCGACGGTTAAAGAGCTTGAACGCAAGATTAAGGCGTATTTTAAGTATTGCGACCCGCACATTGAGACAGTGAAAGTTTTGCAGCAACCGCTGGTTGAGAATGAAAAAGGGCGCATGGTTGAAGACATGGACGCTGAGCCAATTGTTGTGAAGAAAAAGCGTGTGTCTGAGCAGCGTCCGTACACGATAACGGGGCTAGCTCTTTTTTTGGGAACTACCAGACAAACGCTACTTGATTACGAAGAGCGCGACGAGTTTTCTGACACTATAAAAGCGGCAAAGCTGAAAATTGAGTCGTTTGCCGAAGAACGGCTGTATTCGAATAAAGGTTCGGTTGCTGGCACGATATTTTCATTGTCTAATAATTTTGGCTGGAAAAATAAAGTCGAGCAAGAGAATAGCGGCGAGTCGAAATTGGTTATCGAAACGCGCCACCATGCAGACGAGGAGACGGATGACGATAATTAAACTGCCGCACATCTACCGTGCGCGCGACTATCAGAAGGATTTTTGGGATGCGTTACACGGCGAAGGGAAGCATAAGGGTAAAAAGTATTGGCTATTTGTACTAATATGGCATCGCCGCGGCGGCAAGGACTTAACGAGTTGGAACGCGGCGATTGAGCATGGCGCAGAGAACGTCGAGACGATTAAATATGGTTTTCCAACTGGCGATATGGCGCGCGACAACCTATGGGAATCGGTGACCAACAATGGCTTAGCATTCACTGATTTCATACCGATGGCTTTACGCGAACGCAAGCATAGGCGTGACAATGGGCTCAACGATAGTCTGAAGCGAGTAAATTTCATAAACGGTACATCACTCCGTGTGATGTCGTTTTTTAAGCCCGGACGTGCTCGTGGAGGTAACAGTAAGTTATTTGTACTGTCTGAAATCCAAATGCATGACCCGCGAATCATTGATATCATCGAGCCGATCGTTGAAGCAAATGGCGGTATAGTTATCGTCAACGGTACAGCGAATGGTGATAGCTGGCTGAAGTACATGCTTGAGAGTTGGAAGAACGACCCGAACGTATATGTCTCAATACTGACAGTAGACGATACGAATGTCTTCACGCCTGAGCAGATGGTTAAAATCCGCCAACGAACAATCGAACGATTTTTGGCGCGCGGTCAATCTGAAGAGGAAGCAAACGCTTTCGTCGACCAGGAGTATTACTGTTCATTTGAAGCACCGGTGTCCGGCGCATACTTTGGCGGCGGTATGCGCCGTGCTGAGAATGAGAATCGAATACGCGACGTGCCGTATGACCCATTGCTACGCGTTAACACATACTGGGATTTAGGAATCGATGACAGTATGTCGATATGGTTTGTCCAGCTCTATGCGAATGAGATACGAGTAATCGATTATTACGAGAACTCAGGTGAGGGATTGCCATTCTACTTCGCCGAGCTGGATAAGCGAGGCTACGTATATGGCGAGCACTACGCACCGCATGACATTGAGGTGCGCGAGCTATCAAGCGGTATGAGCCGAAAGGAAACAGCGATGAAGCTTGGCATTAACTTCAAGACCGTGCCGAAGCCAAATAAGAAAGAGGAGGCTATCAATGCAATCCGCACAATCCTGCCGCGCTGCTATTTTGATAAAACGAAATGCGACCGAGGTATCAAAGCGCTAAAGTCGTACCACAAAACGTGGAACGAGAAGATGATGCGCTACGAGAATGAGCCGGTGCACGATTGGTCAAGCCATGCTACCGACGCATTCTCTACCTTAGCCCTGACAGATCCCCGTGCTCTAACGAATAGAGCCCCGATACGACGCCCTCAAAAACGATTAAACATGATGACAAGGAGGTAAAACAATGAGTAGTACAGAAGCGCCAGTAGAATTTGGCAAACGAATCATTACGGAATCATATTACGACAATAAGCTGCGGTCGGTGAAAGTGACACAGACTGAATCGCTGGATGCGCTTGACTCGCTGCATGCGCAGGAGATTGCCGTTAAAAAGGTGATGGATTTAATCAGAGCAGGTGTAGCTGAAGATGCTATTGATGTTCACTATGATATCGATAACATCACGAAAGAAGTGAAACGCGTGCATATCACGTACACCATCATGAAACAGCACACGAATGCATAAACATAAGTGTTGCTATAGCGATGAGAATGTAGTATACTACCGGTATACGAACGCCGCCCCGACGTGGGAGTGTTCCGAAAGGAATATTTCTACCAGTGTCGGCGTTTTTGCTTGAAGATGAATTATCGGACTCACTCGAAGCCTCAAAGAAGTGGTCTGATACGTGGTTTGAACCATTCGACGAGTACGAACGGCTCGATGGCAACCAGCCAAGCCCCGAACTCCCTGAGCACTATCCAAAAGTCACTGACGGTACTGCAAGCGGTTTAGGCGAAGAAGAGGTAATGCGCGTATGGGGTCAACTGCAGACCGGACGCGTCGTATCATCACCGCTTGATGGCGCAGACTTTGCCGAGTGGAAGACGGCGGTTGTCGACACCTACTGGGTAAATAAAATAATCCCGAATGCGAACACTGACGCTAAATTCTTTGAAAAAGTAAAGCTTGCTGATGAGAAGTCTGGCTTATACGGCTCGCAACCGCTCTTTGTATTTCCAATCAGCAATGAGGATTACACCGGCTCCGACTTTGTATTGCCATACATCCGTGATGTGAAGCTTGAACCAGGAAAGCCTACCGATAGAAGCTGTAGTTATATTTGGTTGGCACGCCACTATACGAAGCTAGCACTGCGTAGAATTATTGAACAAGTAAAAGGCGTGAAAGGTCACGCTGGCTGGAATCTCAAGATATTGCAAGGCATCGTGGATAGCGATGTATTTTCGGCGCGCACCGATGATTTGCCGCGCGACTTAAAAGCTCAAGTAGATATGGGCAAAACGGTAACGTTCTATACGTGCTTTCAACGCGGATACAATGCGCCATGGTACACGATATATCCGGATAGCTCGAACGATAAGATTGTCCGCAGGCAAACTAATACCGATATTGCTGGCGACTTACCAATATTTTTCAAGTATCGCAAAATCAACATGGTTAATCCATATGGCGTAAGCCGCTATGAGAAGATCGGTCCCGGGCAGAACATGCTCGATTTCATGAAAGCCGCAAACGCGTATGGAATTCAGCAGGCGCTCGACCCGGCAGTGCAAGTAGCCGGCGATACGCAAAACGATCCAAACCTCGACCTTGACTCGCTCGTCGTTAGTCCAGGTAATCTCATGTTTACCGGTAACGCCCAAATAGACTGGTTTACTCCCGATAAGACAATCCTCCAAGCATTCCCAACCCTAATCGGCTCGTACAAGACTGACATTATGAATCTCATCGGTACAAACGATGGCTCGGTATCTGCAGCAGACAGCGGCAACACGCAGTACTCGAAGGTGCCGGCAAGTATACGACAGCAGGCTGAACGCCGAAGCGCACGCGACAATGCGCAGCGTCAGGCAGCAGACGACATGATGGCAACGCTTGCGAAGTTGATGATCAATATCGCAATACAGAACAGTGACGGTTCGGACGCTATCAATATCACTGAGGAGCAAGGCGATAAACTACGTGCTGCTGGCTATGACGTACCGGAAGGTAAGGCAGAGATATTAGCAGAGTTTGAAGAACTGAAGAAAGCGAAATACCGGTTCGAAGTCGACCCGGGCTCGTCGAAGTTTGAAGATGATGACGCAACCAAACAGCGAATTGTGGAGGCGATGAACGCCGCCGCGTCAATCCCCGATATTGAGAACAAATTGCGCCAGGACGGCAAAGAGATTCACTGGGGCGAATTGATATCCGGATTATTTGAGAAATCTGGGCTTGATAATGTCGATAAAATCATCACGCCGCTATCCCAGGAAGAGCAGCAGACAATCGATAACCAGGAGCAGCTACAGGCTATGCAGACACAGAGTGCGCTTGACCAGGTAAAGGTACAGCAGGAGCAGGAAAAACTTACGCAGCAGCAAATGAAAATGCAGCAAGAAGCCGCCAAGACAGAAATGACCGCTCAGAATGGTGCACAATCGACGGAAAGCCCCTCGGATGATGAACAGGTCGCCGCAGAGCTAAAATCGCGTGGATGGAGCGATGAGGCGGTTAGAGAGTTTTTGGCGCGAATAGGAGCAACAAATGGCTAGTAACGAAGCGATGTTTTTGGGCGTGAACCGCCCGCCAAAGAAGAAGCCGGAGAAAAAACCGACCAAGGCGGATGAGCGCCGCGACGAAATAAAGAACGTACACATGCTGCTTGCACCGGCGGCCGACAAGCTGATTGAAATCCTGGAGATCGAGCTAAAGAAGAATGACTCAAATACCGCAATCCTAAACCGTCTGAGAAGCAGTAACCCCCACCCGACCGACTCAGATTATGCCGTAGAAATGCGCGCAAGCGAAATCGTAGCAGATCGATTGCGGAAAGTAATACTGCTATTAGAGAGCGCGAAGAAAGCGAGTAACCCATGACGAACAATAAAGAGTTTGAGGCGCTGAAGCTCAACCAGTCGGAGGAACTGACTATGGAACATCCAGATCCACCGGAGCACCACGAGTGGGAACAGCGCGGTAACGACCTGGTGTGCACGAGTTGCCAGAACCGCCATGGGCACGTAAAGGCAATCCCGAATGGAAAAATGCTTGTGAAGAAAGGAGATGACTACGATATCGTCCCGATAGAACCAACCCCGCAGCCGTAG